CGCAGGAGTTACAATAGCTACCAATGGATTTATAATACCTATAATTGATTGACCTAATTCTTGTAGGTTTTTATTTGCGGCATCCATATCAGCGGCTTGTGATTTTTCGCGTTCTTCTTCTGCGGCCATTTTATTAAGTTCAGCGGCAATCTGTTCTTGCGTCATGTCTTTGAACTTTGTCTGTAATGCCGTAGAATCTGCAAATGATTTACTTAACTTTCCTCCTGCAAGTGCATCTGCTTGCAATACTTTTTGCAGGGCTTTTTGGTCATTTGCTCCTTCAGCAATTTGTTTTGCCAGCGTGGCTCTATTAAGTTCGGCGGCTTTTTTTGTACTAATACCTGCATCATCAGCTCTTGCAGTATAATCCTTTAAGGCTTGAACACCGGCCCTTTGCGTAGCCATATATAATCTACCTTCTTCTGTCATTGGCGGTAATCCCAATGCCATGGCCTTAAATGCATCAACTGCTCCTTGTCCACCTTGTGTCATAGCCAGTTGCATGCCTTGACGAAGTTTATCAGCCTTTTCTTTACTCATGCTAGCCAATGCTGATTGCCATTGGGCTTCTGTATTTTCTTTATCCATTTTGGCTTGTAACTCAGCTCGACTCTTGCCTGTCAGTTGTGCCATCATATCTAACTGTTGTGCATATTCGCCAATACTTGCACTAACAGCTTTGTTATCTTTTAAAGCTTCTTTGTTCATTGTGCCTTGTGCTCGCATATAACTTGCCGTAAGGTCTGCGGCATCGGCAGCACTGTATCCTAAGCTGGCTAAATTTTGTTGAGTAGGACTACCTGAAGCTAATAATTCATTCTGTATTGAAACAAACTTTTTAACACCAGCCTCCATAGATCCTCCGAGGCTTCCTATAATGGCTTGATTTTTTTGAATAGCTCCAGAAAATTCAGTTAATGTTAGATATGAGTTTGCGGCAGCGGCTCGTACTTCAGTTAGTGTTCCACCAAAGGCTGCTCCTGATTTAGCCAGAGCTTGCTGTGTTTCTAAATTCTGTTGCTGATATCCTGCTAATATAGCAAACGCATTCGCAACAATACCAATTGGTCCAGGAAGTAATCCTAGACTAGCATATAAATCCTGTGACTTATAAGTACCTGCAACTAACTTACTAGTAGCATTGTTAAATGCATTATTGACTTTTTCAATTACACCTATTTGTGCATTGATTGCTTCAATCTCGTCCCGCAGTTTTTTTTCTGCATCTGACAGTCCACTGGCAAAATTTTGAACACTGGTATTGGCTTTGGCTACTGTTGCAGGATTAATGCCGGCTGCCCCCGCCAACCCGGCAGTTTTACTAGCGGCACTAGAACCACCTACGGCTTTCATTGCTTCTAATAACTTTAAAAGCGTAGCCTCAGAGGCGGCATTATTCAATTCAACATTGTCTTGCCCTATAAACCCTGTTACTTTTTCTACCATTGTTTTTCCGTGGTTTTATGCGTATATAAATACTCTAAAGAATATATCTTCAAGTTATTTATTAGGAATCAAAACCATGAATTCATCCGTTAATCCATTATCTGCATTTATGCGTCAGCCCAAGATCTACATTCGGCTGCCTAGTGGAGGTAATTATTGGCCCGAAGGCAGTATTGAAATTCCAGAAACTGGAGAACTTCCTGTTTATTCGATGACTGCTAAAGATGAGCTAATGCTAAAAGTACCCGATGCATTAATGAATGGACAAGCTATAGTTGATGTCATTCAGCATTGTATTCCTGCTATTAAAAATGCTTGGGTAACTCCAAACATTGATTTAGATATTATATTAATTGCTATTCGTTTAGCCACATACGGTGAAATGATGACCACTCCTGTTAAGTTTGGCGATGATTTAGAATTAGAATATCAAATGGATCTTCGAGTATTAATGGATCAACTAATGAATCAAATTACTTGGAATCCTATAGTACCTATCACAGATGAGCTAACTGTATTTGTTCGTCCGTTAAACTATCGACAATTAAGTTCTGCGGCCTTAAAAACTTTTGAAACTCAAAAGATCATGCAAGTAGTAAATGATGACAAAATTTCTGAGGATGACAAAATAAAACTTTTTAAAGAAAGTTTTAAGAAACTCACTGATACTACTTTAGGAACTATCAGTGATAGTATCAGTAAAATTGAAAGTGCTAGTGGTAGCACAGAGGACCCTACTTTTATCAAAGAGTTTGTAGATAATATTGATAAAGAAATGTTTAATGTGATACAAAGTCACTTAGAGAATCTCAAAGATGTCAATGCAATTAAACCTATGACTGTAACTGTAACTGATGAAATGAGAGAAAAGGGTATTACAGGCGATACCATAGAAGTTCCAATTACATTTGATCCATCAACTTTTTTCGTCTAAGGCTTTTGACACTAGACATAGACGGCATTAATCAACTTGTCAAAGATTACGAGTTAGAGTCAAAAGCCATTAAAGATGAATTATTTAGAATATGTTGGTATATGAGAGGTGGTGTTACCTTCTCAGAAAGTTTGATGTTGTGTCACGAAGACAGACAAATAATTGCTAAGATTATTGAAAAGAATTTAGAAATCACCAAAGAGAGTGGACAACCTTTCTTTTAGATCATCTGTCCTAAGAACTTGCTGTGAAATTCCATAACAGATTTCTTTTTCTTCTTTTTGTTTTCGTGAATGCCTTGAGCGGCTGCTCTAGCTATTAGGCCTTTGTCTTGTTGCCATCCAGGTTTTGCTTTTTCTGCTTTAACAGCGGCAACCAAATCATTATCTTTCTGTGATGTAGCGGCATTGGCTTGCTGTGTTTGTTGCATTTGCTGTTGAGCTTGTTGTTGATCAGCTTGCCCTTGTGCTTGTCGAGCGGCTGATTGTTGTTTAAGTTGATCTAAATCAACAGCTTGCCCCTGCGCCGGTTGCGGAGCGGCTGGTTGATTTTGTATTTTAGAAATTACTTCTTTTTTGCTAACCGGATCCATCTTAGACACAGTTTGTACTATTTGATCTACTTCTGAAGGATTGGTAACAGGAGGTTGTTGAGTAGTATTTTGTGTTGTTTGGGGATTTGTTGTAGTTGGTTGACCTTGTACTGGTTGTTGTACAGGTTTGGTAGATTTAAGTCCGCCTGCTCTACTAACATTCCTTTGAGCTACTTTGGCTACTCTATCTCGATTTTGTCCATAAACATCTTTAGCTCCCTGCCAGGCTCCTTGAACTCCACCTACAGCTTTTCCTAACCCTTTGGCTACTGTACCTATACCCTTACCTATCCCAGCTAGGCTTAATTCATCTAATTGTTGTTCAGAGATAAGTTCAGAGATATGCATAAAGGTAAAGTCCTAAGTAATAGTAAGTTTATTTATAATGAGCTGACGCTCATTTGCTCTTTCGTTATCACTCAGAGCAACTGTTATCTTCGTAGAAGATTCTAGTATCATCCAGATTCTTTGGTCACACTTTGCCCGCACAGGGCAAAAAATGACATCATCCGAGTTCGAACAGTCACTTAGTGTTAGAGCGTTACAGTGGCGGTTGACCGGTACCACGAGCTCCGTCTTTATATCAACGGCAGTTTACATATATACACTAACATATGTGTAAACCTGGGGTTTCTCTCCCCTCCTTTTTGCCTTTTTTCTATTCTTCAAACAACTAAACCACGGCGAATTTGTGATCTTGGTCCTGTAAAGGATACTAGTTGAGTACTCTTAGCGGCGAGAGATTTCCATCCCTGTGATCCGAGATCCAGGTCTAGGGCATCCGAAATTGGCTGATGCTTGCTTATGTACCGCTGATGAGCCTAGGGTTTTTTAATTATGTGTGAGCCATGGACACGAACTTGTATATTATTGTTATAATACTCAGTAGATTCTAATACTTTATGTTCAAATTGTAATTTTGCTTCGGTATAAGAACATTCTGATTTGCTTTTACAGTAATATAATATTTCTCGTTTAAAATTTTCTATGCCTAATTTTTCTATGTCTGCGGTGAGTTCGACACTGGAACCCCAATATAGCCGCCAATCTGATTCTATTTTACTTCTAATCTTTTTCTTTTTCTTTGTGCCATTCTTTAATTTTACTGTCTTGTATGCGGTTTTACTAAATTTTGCCAGTTTCTTGCCTATGTATTTTCTATTGTTGGTTAAATTGGTGATGAGATATACAAAGCCCACCGTGTCTTCAGGAAGTTCCTCCACTATTTGATTTTGATATGTCCACATTTTTTCTTCTTGAGTGACTAGGTCCGCCTGGTCCTCTTTTTTCCGGCAAGGTGAATCCTGTATAAGTCTTCTTTCTTTGTTCTTTGAGTAATATATTATTTTCTAAATATGCTTGTCTACAAGCCTTTTTCATTTCTCTTTCTAATCTAGCCATCGCTGTTAACGCAACTCTGACTTTTTTACCAGATTCGTGTCCTATACGTTTCACAAATATGTTATGATAGTTATGTACGATAACAAGTTGCTTTACATATTCTGAGTAGAGCCTCTTGTATTCTTCCATGTATTTGTTATACATATTATACTACATCCAAACTATTAGAATATGAAGTAAAACCGCCTTCTTTTATCACTCGAAGGACACTATTTACCCGACCTTGTAGCTCATCCTTGTGAGATATGAGGTAAATGTTCTTGTTACGCTCGCGGCTCATCTTCTTAAGTACTGCTAGTGCACTTTCAACTCCTGCGGCATCCATACCAGCATCAACTAACTCGTCGATGAACAGCAAGTTAATATGTTGATACAAGCCTTCCCATACATCACGGAAAGCAAAACTCATGCTGAGTATTAACCTATTGCGTTCTCCACGACTTAAATTATCAAAATCTAAGTCCTGACCTAGCTGAGTAATCTCAACGGTGAGGTCATTTTGAAACACAACCTGATGTGGTAGTCCTAGTTTGTCAATATAATAAGTCAATCGCTTGTTAAGGTAGTTCAAATTCTGATCAATAATCTTTTTACGGATAAAGCTATCTTTGTTTGTCAACAGTTTGTACAAGAATTCCTGATGATCTCTAAGTTTAGTTAGAGTATTGATCATGTCCCAGTTGATTTCTTGAAGTGCGGTACTCTTTAATTCGTCAATTTGTTCGTTATACGGATTAGGCTCGTCGGCTCTTTCTGTTAATTTCTTTTCTAGGCTGTCTAAATTGTTTTTATGACCCAGCGCTTCTGCTTCTGTTTCATAGAATGTCTGTGGCTTACGCGGTTGCTCCCCGATAGCATCAATTGCTGAACATATATCTGTGTAATCTTTTTTAATTTTATCAAGATATGTTGTAGCTTCTTCGACATGTTTTATTGATTCTGTGGTCATCTCTCCATGTTTGTGGTCATGAAGATCTTGTTCACACGCCGGACATTGTTTATTGCCTAATTTTTTTAATTCATTTAGATACTTGTTGAGAGTTTTTTCGCCTTGTATGGCCGCAGATTCCAGTGTGGCCTTTTGTTTTCTAAGACCTGTAAGTTTAGAATCGTTGTCAAGCCAAGTTTTTAACTCAACATGTGTTGTTAATTCACTTTCGATATCAACCTCAGTTAGCGTATGGATACTATTCAACAAAGAAGTTAAGTCGGCTTCTTTTTTACTTTCCCAAGCACTGCTTTTAATAGTCAAACTATCAATACTCTTCTGTACACTTTCGTTGGCTGCCTTGATACCTGAGATCTTAAACTCTTCTGCTTGTATAGAATCCTTAGTTTCTTTAACCAAGAGCTTTAGCCCTTCGGCCTTTTCACTGAGTAGAGTAATACCCAGTAACTGTTCGATGATCTCACGCTGATCAGCGGCCTTCATACTTAGGAAAGGTTCAGTATAAGTGTTAAGGGCCACTAGATGTTTGAACATAGTATGCGACATTTCTAGCATCTGCTCAATGGCTTTCTGTGTTTCTCTACTATCACCTTGACTATCATCTTCGGATTCTTCAGTCTTAAGTTGATTGTCGTTGACAAATAATCGCAGAATATTAGGTTTACGGCCTCTCTCTATACGATATTTGTTGCCACCCTTTTCAAATTCAACAGTGACCAGCATACCTTTACTGTTGACTTTGTTAATTAGATTCTCTTTGCGGATGTTAGTTAATGCTTGACCATAGAGTGCATAGCTCAAGGCGTTGATAATGGTAGTTTTGCCTGTGCCGTTACGAGATCCTGTATCATCACCACCTAGATCTAAATTACTACCTAGTACCAAAGTTAAGTGTTCTTGGTCAAAGTCTACAGCCTGGGTCTGTGCACCCACACTCATAAAGTTTTTTACAGTTAAATTTAATATTCGAAATGTCATATATTACGATAAATCTCTAGCAATGTGTTTTTGTCAAACTGACCAGAGTCAATGTTTACAAGTTGTTCTGTAACAATCTGGTCTACGCTTTCAAATGTAGCATCCGGATTATCATCTATGGTACCATCTAAGTTTGTTTTATCTTGTATTAGGCTGATATCTCGAATGTCATAGTTTCTAGTAAATTCTTCTTTAATAAAATTTGCTTCTTCAAAACTGATATCGATATCAAGATTAACACGGAAGTGCATCTTGCTCTTCATTATTGAATTTTTTTTATCAATAAGTTCTGATAGCTTGATAGTACGGTACTTAGGACAGTCTGGCCAATCAATAAATTGTGGAGTACCTCCCCATTCTAATATCATCATACCCCTCTCATCATCCCAGGTGTCTGCATAATTGTGAGGAAAAGCATTACCTATATACCAAATATTGCCTTTGTTTTGTCTTTTGTGAAAATGTCCGCTGAATACATATTCAGGACCTTTTAGAAGATCGGCACTTAACTCGCCATGGTCAGGCATCTGTACCATAGCGTTCATAAAAAACAGTGGAAGTTCTAAGTGACCGAATACATATCGACTTTTGATTTTATCCATAGTACGCCATTCATCACCTACTAGCCAGGGGACAAGGGTGACATCATCAAGAGTTGTAATACCCTCTACGACGGTAACTCCTGGAATGTGACGACCAAACGCACTGGAATGAATGTCACGCTTGTCTTTATAGAATAGATCATGGTTGCCAGGAAACCAAAAGAACTGTTCAAATGCCGCACCTAGTTTTTCTAGTAGGGTTAATGATACATCTAAAGTATATAAATTAAGATTATTGCGATTATGAGACCAATCTCCCATAAAGATACAAGTCTCGCACCCATTGGCTTGGGCTTGTTCAATAAACCAATCTACAAATTCTTCGCAGTCTCTAAGATGTACAGAACTATTGGACTTGAGTCCCACGTGAAGATCTGTAAAGACGGCAACCTTCTTGAATAAGGGCATTATAAAGTTCTCCTAACTAAGAGTTTAGCAGATAAGATAGAAAAGGTCAAACCTCTTTGGCATCTTCTTCGTCAGCTTCTTCTTCAATAGGATCTTCTTCGCTCTTGGGCATACGCATGTTTTTATATAGTTCGGCTTGGCGAGCGATTTCTTCTGCGTACTCTTGACTGTTTTGACGGGTAAGACTTGGAGTAAGTCCAGCTTCTTCCAATAAATCATCACGGATGTTTTGACTTTTCTTCTCAATGTTTAGAATACGGGTAAATGAATTTGTCACAGCCGCGGTATAGTAGGCAAATGGATTTTCGGATTTACTTTCATCAAACTGTAGACCAATTTGACTCAACTGTAGAATAGCCTGGCCTTTCATTTCGTCAATATAGGTATAGCCTCTCCAATTTGAGCGTTGTGCATATCGCTCTGAAAGTTTAATAAACATCTTACCGAGATTTTCTGTAATGCGTCCGTGGTCTTTGTTGAACTTGCCTTTTTCAATACTGCCCTGCCAATGACTTTTACCTACACATACGAGTTCGTCTTGGTCATTGAACTTCCAATGTTGGAATGGAGGAAAGTTAACTTTATCATGCGCATCTGCTGTGGTCTTGGTTGTTTTTTTACGACCAGGTGCTAATGGAATATGTTCAAAGGTCATTATACGGATAATAACATCTGTTTTAGCAATAGTTCTATAGTCTGGTGTGCATTCTGCTAGTTTGATTTTCTTGTCGCCAGACATCCTTGCTAAGGCAAATGCCTGTAATCCTAATCTTTTGGCCTGTGCTCTTTTAGCATCAGCAACTGTTCGGATATTAATTTTGTCTATGCTTGATAAGATAATATCATATTGACTGTATTCAGGCTTGACAAAACTAGAGAATGAGCATTTACTTCTATGAATTTCTGCTAATAAATCACGATTGTTTAGATATTTTGTTTTTCTGGTTGTGAAAATTGGCGTCATATTTTTATTATTATTCCTTATGTGTTGTTATTATAACACAGAAAATTGTGAAATCAACCATTTAACTAAGCAGATTATTTATCGCTAAATATTATATAAAGGAATTACAATGGCCAGTGTATATACTATAAATGGACAACCTGCTACTAAAGAACAATATGATGCTTTCATTGCGGCTAATCCCACATTGGCCAGTGCCGCAGATTTAGCCAGTACAGCTAAAATTACTAATCCTCCTATACTTGGGGAACCGCAAGTCTCTAATCAAGGGTTTAGTGGAGCAACTACAACCGCTGGCGGAGCATTTGTAGGTTACAGAAATCCTAATCGTACTCAACAAGGTGGATCAGGACAAGGGTCGGCAGAATTTGCTGCCAACGATCCTAGAAGATTGGATGGACCAATAAGAGATCTCGGAGTCCCGCAGGGCGCTCAACCAGATCCAGTAGTCCCTGTTGTAGAAACAAACATAACAACAATGGATGGACAATCTAGTGGGTTAAATCCTGATCTTAGAGTTAAGATAAGAGTACCCGGTGATTACCTTACTAATTTTACTTCCGGATCTGCCTTTTCAGAATTGGCAGATTTAGGAGGAATTATATTTCCATACACACCTACAATTGGGTTTGAGCATAAAGCAGATTATACAAGTCAAACTCCTGTTCATAGCAATTATGCTATACATTTTTATAAAAATAGTAGTGTAGGGGATATTAGCATACAGGGAAAATTTACAGTACAAAATGAAAAAGATGCCCTAATATATATTTCGACCATTCATTTATTAAAAGCTCTTACTAAAATGCGATTTGGACCAGATGCCGATGCAGGTGCTCCACCTCCTGTCTGCAGACTAGATGCATACGGTGCATTTATGTTAAAAAATGTTCCTGTAGTGATTACAAGTTTTAAAACCGATCTACCAGACAGTGTAGATTTTTATACATTAAATGACAGTGCTTCCGGTCCATTTGGTCAAACATCAGTTCCTACGGTATCAACTATACAAGTTACTTGTAAGCCTATTTACAGCAGGGCAGAAATGCAAACTATGTCAGTAACTGGGTATCTCAATGATAGGTCATACAAACAACAAGGATTCCTATAATGGCTAACTATATTAAAACAAGCCCTTATTACCTTACTGATCAAAGTGCAGGATATTTAGATGTTATGACCTGGAGAACTATTCCTCAGGAGCCCGATGATATATTATTTACAGTAACCAGCAGTTATCAAAATAGACCAGATTTATTGGCCTATGATTTATATAATGATGTTAATTTGTGGTGGGTATTTGCTCAGCGAAATCCTAATGTTATTCAAGATTCCATATTTGATCTTCAAGTTGGGGTAAAAATATATCTTCCTAAACTTAGCTCAATGAAAAAAACATTGGGAATATAATATATGGCCAATGACCCAAAAGTAGTTCGTCAAACAGAAGGCGCTAGTACAGGTACAGCCGTTCCTACAATTATAAGAGGAAATCAAAAAAATGTTCTGTACAAGTATCGATCTGTAACTTATAATTTTACACTCAGTGCATTACGAACTACTGATGTTAACACTCCTAAAAATTATCGAAACAACTCGCAGGACCTAGTAATAATAAAATCTGGAGGTAAAGGTACTACAGGGATTACAACCAATGTTACTCCAGTTACTCGCACATATGAATCTAAGCCATCAGTTACTTCAACAGGTACAAATGGCAGTGTATCTTCTAAACCAACATCGACTGTATCAACATCAACAAAGATAACCTATCAAGATAAATCAGGTGGAGATTTAGTTGCAGGATTTAATGCCAACAGTCCTGGTAGATTTGATATGTTTATTGAAAATGTAGAAATTAATACTATCATCGAACCCGATGGTCAAAGTATAATGACTCAACCAACTAATATATCTTTTGATGTTATTGAACCTTATAGTATTAACGGATTTATTGAAGCATTACAAGTATCAGCAGTGGCTGCCGGTAACCCTTCATATCAAGGAGCAACATTTTTACTAAAGTTGCAATTTTCTGGATATCCAGATGGTGACGATCTTCCTAATGTTGTTCCTGAGATTGAACAATCGACAAGATATTTTCCAATTATATTAACAGGGTTGGAAGTTACTATAGATGAAAGAGGAACCAAATATAAAGTATCTGCTATAGGTCAAAGTGATGCAGGTCTCGGACAATCTGCGGTATTGAAGAAATCAGTAAAAATATCAGGCGGTACTATAAAAGACATACTTGAAGATTTAATGAAAAAAGTTACTAAACAACTTCAAGATGATGATAAAAAAAGTAAAAATACTGCACCTGCCGCTAATGGTTTTGATGAGTATCGTATAAAATTTCCAGTATGGGATCCTCAGCAAGGATTTGTTGATAATGGTAGAGTTAATGAGTTAGGTAAAGCTAAATTATCTGAAAATCTCAAAGATAAATCTGTTAATAGTTTTCCAGATGCTGGAACCAATACAAAACCTGATGCTTATGATCCAAGAAGTAGCAAACAACCTAGCCCTCAAAAAGCTGCCGCAGCCCCTGAAGATAGTAAAGCTACACCTACAACTGATCCTATAAGTCAATTTGCTGAAGGTAAAAATTTACAAGAATGTATCGAAGCGGTAATCAAAGACAGTGAATACATAAAAAACATAGCTAAAAAATTAAGTTCAAAAACAGAATGGCAACAAGTAGTTGATCCATTTGGTATGGTTGATTATTTTCTTATTAAGTTAGAAGTTACTAATAAGGAAACAATGAATCCTGACCTTAAAAAACCTTATCAAATTTTTACTTATGTTGTAACACAGCGTAAAATAATGTACACACGATTTCCTGGATACGGAAATGAAACGGTAGATCCTAGTAAGCTACTTGAATTAAGTTTGAGAGATTACGATTATCTTTATACAGGTCATAATCTTGATGTTTTGAATTTTAAATTAAATTTTAATACATTATTCTTTGAAGCTATTCCAAGTGCGCTTGGCAATGAAAATGTTCCTCCTTCGAAGTCAGCGGTTGCTCCTGGAAATAAAGTAGAACCTAAATCAAATTCAGATAATTTAAGTACAGTTAAATCAAATCAAGTACCATCTTCTCCGCAAAGACCAGATGCAACTCTTACATCAGTAGACAAAAATGCTGGCGGTCAAACTCAAAATGATGCTTATGCTAAATTAGCCAAAGGAATACACAATGCTATTACTAATCCTCAAGGTAGTATGCTAACAGGTGAAATAGATATTCTTGGAGATCCTTTTTATGTTGTTACCGGCGGAGTAGGAAATTATAATCCAGCTCCTGGTCCTAATAGTCCTAGAATCACAACAGATGGGGAAGCCGCACACAATTTTGGTGAAGTATTGGTTACTATTAATTTTAGAAATCCTATTGATATTAGTCCCTTAGAACAGGGCGGAAGAATGTATTTTGATCCTGAGTTAGTTCCTTTCAGTGGAATATACAGAGTTAATACAGCAAAATCAACTTTCAAAGATGGATTATTTAAACAAACATTAGCAATAATGCGAGCTCCGGGGCAACCATCTCCATCTCAAGGAACATCTACCCCTGCAATTGTTACTAATCCTGGAAATAGAATTACACAAACTCCTGATCCAACAGACCAAACTAAGCAAGATAATACCCCTGCAAGTCCTGTTATTAATACAGATACTGGGCAGAACGGTGATAGAGCATCAGTAGTGACTCTTGGAAATCAATTACAAAGAGGATTACCAAGTCCGGGACTGCCAGGTGTATTGAGCAATTTTACCAATGCCTCTGGCGGATTGGGAGGATCTAATAATTACCTTCTTTCTCAAGTCAGCGGAGCGACTCCTAATCTAGCAGGCAATACAAGGATTGCTACACAAATTTTTGGCGGAGTTGTACCTGGAGGTATTAATCAAGGAATTCCGTTACAGGTATCAGGGATTGCAAATCTACAACAACAAATACTGAATCCTGCCAGTTTAGTATCACAGGTAGGAAATACCGCTCTGAGACAATTTGGCATTACTAATCCTGCTGTTCAGTTAGCGGCGGTGCTTATCGGCAAAGCCAGTCAAGCACTTAATCAAGTATCAGTTCCTGGGTCTGGAATAGGTGCAGGATCTACTGTAAATTATACTCCAGTTACTCCAGTTTCAACATTGATTAATTCTGGACAAACAGTAACAGCACAAGATGTACAATTGCAAAATTCTACATTACCTACTAATGTTACTGCCATTACAGGTGCGGCAACAGGCCTTAACCCCAATACATTAGCCGCTGTGGCAAATCTTGAAACTGCAAATGCTAATCTAGTTAATAATATAGGTGCAAATGCATCGGCAATAACACAAGGAATTCCTACAGATCCAGACGCAGTGGCACAAAAATTTGGAGTAGATCCTACACAAATATCTGGATTATCTGCTCCTTTAGAGAGCAAAGTACTGGGGCAAATGTCTAATATTGCTTCAACAGTTCCGTCTAATACAGATTTATCAGTGGCAAGCAGTCAAGGTGTAAACTTAAAATCGTTGTCTCCACAAGGTATTGCAAATCTTCCTCCTACTGCACCTTATGCTACTGCACCTGCCCCTGCTCCAGATACACAATATATAGATAATATAGCAAAGTCTGGCGGTCCGAGTGCTGTAGCTAATGCTTATGGAGTTAAAAATATTTCAAGCATACCTCAAAATTTACTATCATCTGTTGATCTTAAATCTGCATTATTGCCATCAGTTAATCTAGGCACAGCCGGCAATTTATTACTGGCCGCGGCTGCAGGGTCTAAATACTTGTCGGGAAATTTACAATTATCTAATCTTGTAGGATCATCATTATCACAAGAAGCTGGGTTGAATACAGTACAACAAAATTTTGGTTCAACAATGAATACAGGTGGTGACTTAACTAAATCAGTTACTAATCAATTTGGCAGTAAAAGTCAAGGATCGAGCCCACTAGATAAATTAATGTTAGGAAATAATTGATATATGCCATTTGAAGAAAGACGCCGAGGTAAACTACCAACTCCTGGTCCGTTCCTAGCTGAAATTACTAGTCATTTAGATCCTAGTTATACAGGTAAGTTAGAAGTATCTTTGATTAAAAATCTACAAAGCAATATAGATGATCAAGGACAGACTTATATTGTTAGTTACTTGAATCCTTTTTATGGAGTTACATCTGCACGATTTGAGGGTAACAACAGCAGTGATTTTAACGATGTACAAAAAAGTTATGGCATGTGGTTTATTCCGCCGGATGTTGGAACTACCGTTATGGTTATCTTCATTGACGGTGATCCTAATCAAGGATATTGGATGGGGTGTGTCCAAGACCCTTTTCAAAATCACATGGTTCCCGGAATTGCAGCCAGCAAACAAACTGCAATGACACAACAACAAAAAGATAGATATGGTACAGAATATCTTCCTGTCGCTGAATTCCTCAAGGGTACACAAAAATTAAATGATCCTAATATAGATAAAATTCCTAAACCGATACATCCATTTGCTGACAGATTATTGGCTCAAGGATTATTATTAGATACAGTGAGAGGAGTTACATCGAGCAGTGCTAGAAGAGAACACCCGTCAAATGTATTTGGAATATCTACTCCTGGCCCCTTAGATACAAGTACCAATGCTAAGACAGGTAAGATTGGTTATGAGGGTAATCGTCAAGTGCCTGTAAGTAGATTAGGTGGTAGTACATTTGTCATGGATGATGGTGATGTTAACGGACAAAATGAATTAGTAAGAATTCGTACTCGAACTGGACATCAAATATTGATGCATAACAGTCAAGATTTAATTTATATTGCTAACTCTAAAGGTACTGCCTGGATAGAAATGACCAGTAATGGTAAGTTAGATATCTATGCCGCAGACAGTGTTAGCATTCATTCTGAGGCAGATTTTAATTTCCGTGCTGATCGAGATATTAACATCGAAGCAGGGCGTAATCTTAATATGCGAGCCATGGGAAATATGGAAACCAATGTCAATGGTTATTATTATCTTGTAGTCGATGATTATGGAAAGATTTCATTTAAGAATGATTTAGATGAAACAATAGGCGGATCTCAAAGAACAAATATATCACAAGATATTAACATGGCCGCAGGTAAAGATATATTATTTACAGCAGATGCAAGTATGCACCTAAGTGCTGAAACAAATATGTTCCAGGGTTCTGGCGGTGATTTTAATGTAGGCGCTAATGGAAACTATTATGGCAGTGCGGCAATATATCACATGAATGGACCCGCAGCCGCGGCACCTACTGCGGCAGTTGCGGCCACTGCTCCACCTTTATTAAGTATCTATCATTTGCCTAATAGGGATCCTAAGACTGGATGGGCAGTTAACAACAAATATAAAACTACTCCTATCAATAGTATCATGCAACGAGTTCCTACACATGAACCTTATGATCAGCATGAGAATATTAATCCTCAGGCATTTAGTTCTACTTCTACAGATGTAACATTACAAAGTCGTCCAGGGGTGGCACCTAATCCTAATTCTGGTATTGTAGATAGTGCTAATACACCTGAAGTTGTACCAGGTACCTGTGATCCTAAGTATGCTAAAGATATTAACAATTCTGCAAGCAAAGCAGGGATAGATGCATTAAAAGCCGCCGCAGAAAAATTAGGATTAACTGCTCCTACAGCAGTGGCAAGTTTATTGGGAATAGCAGGTGGTGAGAGTCGTTGGAAAGTTGTTACAGAAAGTTTCAACTATACATCTGCCGCAAGATTATTAGAAGTATTTCCCACAGTGTTTAAGGGCGATGCAAATTTAGCTCAACAATATGTCGGTAATCCTAACAATAGCTTACCTGAATTTTTGTATGGTTATCAAACTGCCAAAGGTAAAGGTCTCGGTAATACACAGGCAGGAGATGGTGCCGCATTTATTGGCCGTGGATTTATACAATTAACAGGTCGTGCAAATTATGCAAAATACAGTAACTTAATGTTTAGTAAAGGTCTTGTAAGTTCCGCAACATCATTAACTGACAAACCTGAAATGCTTAATGATTTAACCATAGCCGCACAAGTAAGTGTACTATACTTCTTAGATCGTGTTAAGGTTCCTCAAACAGATCCTGGATATTTTGAAGCCGCTTGTCGTGCCGTAGGATTTAATACACCCGATATTCATGCTACTAAACAAGGATTTTATCAATGTTTTCTAGGTCAATTACAAGGCACCGTTGTACAATCCGGTAGTGGAACCATAGTAACAGACAGTTCAGGTAACCCTGTTAAGTCTGGTCAAATAGCGCAATAAATATAGTATGGCCTACAAATCACTAGTTATTACCAATGCTAATGCAGTTCCTCAACAACCTGTTAAAACTAGCCAGTTTTATATGGGATTCACCAGTCAAGACCCTGCCAATACAACTTCACGATTATATGATCTTGATCTAATTAAGCAAGATATAATAAATCAATTTAATACACGCAAAGGTGAGCGTGTAATGAATCCTCAATTTGGTAGTATTATTTGGGATGCGTTAATGGAGCCTATGACTGACCAAATCAAACAAGCTCTTAACACAGACATTACAACAATATGTAATAGTGATCCTAGGGCTATTCCTACGCAGATTAATTTAACAGAATTTCAATCAGGTTATTTACTTGAAGTAACTTTACAATTAGCAGGCACTGATCAATCGAGTAATATGATATTGACTTTTGATCAACGTGCTGGGTTAACAGTACAATAATGTACATGGTTTATTGCCGCAATAAATACGGTATAGAATTAAAATTATGACTATTCCATCAACAACATCCAAACTACTAGTCACTGAAGACTGGAAAAAAATCTACCAAAGTTTTCGTAATGCTGACTTTCAAAGTTATGATTATGAAACTATTCGTAGAGTTTTAATTTCTTATCTACAAGAAAATTATCCAGAAGATTTTAATGACTATATTGATAGTAGTGAATATATTGCGTTAGTTGATTTAATAGCATATCTAGGACAAAACTTAAGTTTTCGTATCGATTTAAATGCTCGTGAAAACTTTTTAGAAACAGCACAACGTCGAGATAGTATTTTACGACTAGCACAGTTAGTAAGTTATGTTCCTAAACGCAATATTCCTGCCAGCGGATTATTAAAAATCACAGCTATAGCTACAACTGATTCTGTTACAGATTCTACAGGAGTCAATCTAGCTAATACTACAATTTCTTGGAATGATCCAACAAACACTAATTGGTACAATCAATTTATTAGTATTATAAATTCTGCAATGCCTGCACCTATGACATTTGGTAAACCCAATGATCATGGAACAATTAACGGCATTATTACAGATCAATATTTGATCAATAGTTCAAATGCTGATGTTCCTATCTATAGTTTTAATAAAAATGTCAATGGAACATCTATGTCATTCGAAATTGTTCCTGCTACATTCAAAGGACAAAGCTACATATATGAATCCGCACCTAGTCCCGGAAGTTCTGTAAGTTTATTATATCAAAACGATAATCAGGGATCAGGTAGTGCTAATACAGGTTTCTTTGCACTATTCAAACAAGGTACGTTAGGATTAAGTAATTTTAGTATCACAAATCCTGTTGCCAATGAAATTATTGGCATTAATGTTAGTCAAATTAACAACACTGATGTATGGTTATGGCAATTAAACAATGACGGAACTTATCCTACAACACCATGGACTCAGGTTCCTGCTGTAGTAGGTAATAATGTTATCTATAATAGTATCGCCACAAATATACGAAATTTCTATAGTGTTACATCTAGAGATCAAGATCAGATTGATTTAAATTTTGCGGATGGTAGTTTTGGTGATTTACCTAAAGGTAATTTTAATTTATATTATCGTCAAAGCAACGGATTAACATATGCAATTAAACCCGAGCAGATGAGTGGGGTAGTTATTAATGTGCCTTACGTTAATCAATCTGGACAAAATCAAACACTTACCGTAACATTAGGATTACAATACACAGTCAGTAATAGTTCGGCACCTGAAACAAATGCTACTATTCAGAGAAATGCACCACAGGCATATTATACGCAAGATCGTATGGTCACAGGTGAAGATTATAATATAGCACCATTGACTTATACCAGTAATGTTCTTAAAGTTAAAAGTACTAACAGGGTCAGTAGTGGTATCAGTAAATATTTTGAACTCAGTGATGTTAGTGGAAAATATAGTTCTACAAATATATTTGCTACTGATGGAATACTTTACAAAGATGTAAATGAGAAAAATTTCAGTTTTAGTTTTTCTAGCAGAAATCAAATATTATCTGTAATTAAAAAACAGTTAGAACCTATAATTAATTCACCTGCATTAAAATCTTTTTACATTGATACCTATAGAACCATTGCTCCTATAACACTTAATAGTAATTTGGCATCACTACTTTCAAGATGGCATTTAACAAATAGTGTATCGGGTCAAAGTAGAGGATATTTTACATTAGACAAAATTTCATCTGGTAATGTTTTACAAGTTCCGATATCAGTAGGAACAACGGTAAATTATCCTTATGCATATATTTCTGCCGGTACTCTAATAAAATTTACTCCACCAGTAATTAACAATAAACAACAATATTTTTTACCTAATGGAAAAATTACAGCTATAAAAAATAATAAGACTACAGATTATATATGGTCTACTGTAATACAAGTAATAGGTGATGGTGCTAATAACGGTCTAGGAAATCTTACCGATGGAACAGGTCCTATTATACTCGGAACACAAATTGATAACGGTGCTATTCCTGTTGAAATTGTTCCCCCATTTGTAAGCACATTGTCTTATAGTTTTGAAAACGCATTGATTAATCTATGTCTTACCCAACGTAATTTTGGATTATCATTTAATGTTGTTACAAGAAGTTGGACAATTATTGAAGATACAAATTTAGATTTAATAAATCCATTTAGTACGACGTACCAAGGCGATGCAAGTAATTCAAATAAAGATTCGAGTTGGTTAATAGCATTCACATGGGTTGGGGATAGTTATAAAGTTAGATGTAGAATTACAGATTTTATATTTCAAAGTGTAAATCAAACTGGGTTTTATGTAGACCCAACTGATATTAATTTTGATTTTACAACCAATACAGTTATCAAAGATAAAATAAATGTCCTTGCTATTAATTCGCTACCTGGTGTTAATGTAACATCCCAAGGATTAGGCAAAGATTACAGTTGGCAAGTTGACAATCCTATTATCGAAGTTGACGGGTATACTGACCCTTCAAAAATTTCAGTAAGTTTTTATAGTCATCAAGATTCTGGAACAGTCGGGCAAATTATCGACCCTGATGCATTTAACAATATCGTAGGTACAACTGTATCAGGAACATCCGATGGATATGTAATGTATCAAATTTCTTCAGATGGAATGACAGTTACTCCTGTTGATAATTCTGCATTTATAGTATTTGGTTCTGAATCTGAAGCCTACACTTATTATAATGAATACAATGGATTAGATACAAGTTATCTTTATTATTTTACTTCAACAAATGTTGTAAAGAGTGCAACGTCATCTGCATTTGTATATGAACCAAATTATATTGTATATCCTGGTCGAGCAGAATTAAATTTTCATTACCTACATAATAGTGGTAATGAGCGTAGGATCGATCCTAGTAAAAGTAATATTATTGATATCTATATGTTAACTGCCGAGTATGATACAGCATTTAGAAATTGGTTGTTAACAGGTTCAGGAACACAACCGTTATCTCCTACTAGTCAAAGTTTAGAAAATAATTACTCTAATAGTTTAAATCCTATTAAAACTATCAGTGATGAAATAGTATATCAACCAGTAACTTATAAAGTTTTATTTGGACCTACTGCTGATATTAAACTACAAGGAACATTTAAAGCAGTGATTAATCCTACAAGTACCGCAAGTCACAATAGTATTATATCTAGAGTGTTATCTGCAATTAATGAATTTTTTGCATTAGAGAATTGGGATTTTGGTCAAAGTTTCTATTTCAGTGAGTTATCGACTTATGTAATGAACTTGTTATCTTCGGATATAACAAATTTTATATTGGTGCCAACGATTAATAGTTTTGGAAGTTTATATGAAATAAATTGCCAAGATAATGAAATTTTTATTAGCGGTGCTACTGCTGCCGATATCGAAGTTATTGATGCAATTACTGCTTCTCAACTAAACACTACATTTATTGTAACTAATGCCGGATAATAAAAATGGCAACTTCTAAAATTAATTCAGTAAATTTATTACCTATAACTTTACAAACTGATAAAAATACTAAATTTTTAGCCAGTACACTTGATCAACTTATACAACCGACTCAATTAAAACGCCTCGACGGGTATATAGGATCAACCCAAACTGCGACATATAATTCTACAAATGATGTCTATCTACCTGGAAATGTTTATGATTTAACTCCGGCATTGGTAACCAATGATAGTGTTGGTAATATCCAATCTGTGCAAAGTTATAATGATTTAATAAATGAAATATCTGTTAAAGGTGGATTAACTAATAATCTTGACAGATTATTTAGATCAAAATCATACGCTTATAACGCACATATTGATTGGGATAAACTAGTAAATTATCAAGATTATTTTTGGTTAACAACTGGCCCTCAAGTAATTGAAGTTACTTCGGACACACTAGATATTGAATCAACCATCATAGGACAATCTAATGCAACAGTCAATGTAGGAGATATGCAAGTTGCGTTAAGCAATGGAATGCTGATTACATTTGGCGGAATTAACATCGACAAAAAATACCATGAAAAGGAATTTTTTGTAGAAGGAGTTGGATCATCTATTGTACTAGTTCCATTCCAAAAATTAATTACTACTGAACAAATTGCTACTCCGCAAACTGAAGGATTTGATACAAAGCCTTTTGATGATTATTCTTTTGATGATAATCGACCTGTACCTATTAACGCAGAATACATTACCATCAATAGATCTAGTCTAGACTTAAATCCGTGGAGTCGTTATAATCGATGGATACATCGAGATATTATTGAAACAAGTGCAATTGCTAACGGTAAAATACCAGTCTATCCTGCAAATCTCAGAGCACAGCGACCTATTGTAGAATTTGAAGCTGGATTACAATTATTTAATTTTGGATCTAATGCAATACACCCCATCGACATTATTGATACAACAACAACCAACGCATTTTTAACAATAAATGGTGCTGCCTCTGCTATAAATTCTATATCAACTGATGTAGTAGTAGATGGAGTGATATTATCTCCGGGGCTTCGAATTGTATTCAATGCTGATGAGAATCCTGATGTTAGAGGAAAGATATACGAAATAGATTTTGTTAAAGTTAATGGAGCTATAACATTAACATTGGTTCCTGCAGTTGATCATAATCCTGCTGTAGATTCTTCTGTATTAGTAATTAATGGGAGCTCAAATGGCGGAACAAGTTGGTGGTATGATGGCAATCAATGGCAGTATGCACAACAACGAACTGTATTAAATCAAGCACCTTTGTTTAATTTGTATGATGAATCTGGAAATAGTTATGCAGATAAAAATTATTATCTAAGTAATTTTAAAGGTAATCAAATATTTGGATATCAAGTTGGTACTGGAACAAATGATCCTTATTTAGGATTTCCTTTAGCATATAGAAATATCAATGCTGTAGGTAGTTTTTTATTCTCTAATTATTTTTCAAGTGATACAATTGTTATTTCTTATTCAAATCTTACAACATCACAAATTTCTACCAACATAACGTATTGTAAACGTAATACGGATTCTGGAATAATTTACGAAAATTCTTGGAAGTTAGGAGTTGATTATCCTATTCCTTTATTAACAACCCCATCATCGACCTCATATTATCAAGAACCACTTAGTTTAACCAACAACCCATTAAATTCAACAATTAATCAATTCACTATTAGCGAATTATATGAGCATGTTCAATCAATGACTATGCAAGTTCCGGGATATGTGACAACATCAAGCGGTCTATCAAGTAATTTAAGAGACTTAGGTGATTACACGACATACGGTATTAAATTAATTTCTAATTCTAATCCTATTTCTTTTGCTCAAATGTTTATAGGAAAAAAAGAACATAGTATAATTGATGCTATTTCTAAAGTTGGTGATCAATACAATCAATTTAAATTAACATTTTTAAACAGTATTGTTAAAATTTCTAATCAGTTAGATCCTGTATCTGCGGTTGATGAAGTATTGACTACCTTAAATCAAAACAACGGTAGTTATAGTCCTTACTATCTATCAGACATGTCAGCATACGGTAATCCAGAAATTATAAGGACATTTACAGTTACAGATCCGAGAAATGTTTTATATCCCCTAACTACTGAATTTGATCTTGATACGTTGGGTTTACGATCTGTGTTAACTTACCTTAATGGTAATCATTTAATCTATGGTATTGATTATAATTTTAATAAAGAATTGTCATGTATTAATATATTAATACCATTATATAAAGGTGACACACTGGTTGTTAAAGATTTTACAAACACCGAAGGTGCCTACATTCCTCCAACTCCTACTAAGTTAGGAATGTATCCTGCGTTTATTCCTAAAATATATCAAGACAACACATACCTTACCCCTGTAAAAGTTATACAAGGACATGATGGTAGTATTATTCCTGCATACAATGATTACAGAGATGCTATTATTCTTGAATTAGAAAAAAGAATTTATAATAATATCAAAGTACAATATCGTCCAGAGTTATTAGACATTAATAGTGTTATACCTGGTGCTTTTAGAAATACTGAGTATTCGACACCTGAAATTACTAAAATACTATCACAAGATTTTATAAAATGGACAGGCACTTATAGCATTGATTATAGTAGTCGTGCAGAATTTGATATCAATGATGCTTTTACTTGGAATTTTAATGGTAGTTATACACCTTTTAATAATATAGCATTATTTGGATCATGGCGCAGTGTTTACAAATATTTCTACGATACAGATCGACCGCATACTAATCCCTGGGAAATGTTAGGGTTCTCCGAACAGCCCAGTTGGTGGACATCGACCTATGGAACAGATTTTTCATCTAACAATACACAGATGTGGACAGACTTGGAGAATGGTTATATAGCAGGTACAGGAGAAACTAATCCTTTATATGCTCGACTAGGTCTAAGTGAAATTATTCCTACTTATAATAATGGTGCATTAAAAGATCCTGCTAAAATTTTTGGTCCTACTATAAGCGGAACTTTAATTCAACAAACTTGGGTTCCAGGAGATCAAGGACCTGCTGAAACCGCATGGCGTAGAAGTAGTCTATGGCCTTATACTGTACAAAAAATATTGGCATTGACCATTCCTGCAACTTATGCTTCACTAATGTATGATACAAGTCGTATGCAAAAAAACATTGCTGGACAATGGACATACGGTGCCGACGAAACATTCTTACAATTAAATAATCTCTATATATCTGGTGAAAATAATAATTTAACTAGCGGTTATAGTGTGTTAGTATCCGAAGTAGGACAGCAACGTACAACTAATTATATTGCTGAACTTCGCCAAGATTTAAATTATGCCAATTATAATTTATTTTATAAAGTTGGTGGATTTGTTGATCAAAATACACTGCAAGTTATTATAGATGCATATGATCCCACAAGTACAGATCCTGGTTCTATATTACCTTCACAAAATTATAAATTAATTTTAGATATAAGTAATCCTATTAGATCTATTAGTATTTCTGGTTTTATAGTACAACGAACATCTACGGGATATACAATTAAGGGATATGATAGACAAAATCCTTATTTTACATATTATCCTAGTATAAGAAATCTTAATACACCTGCAATTACTATAGGAGGTAAAACTGCTCCTTATGTTACATGGGCACCTAGCGGAACATTAGGAGATACTGGATTAAGTAATATAGATATAACTACAGCAAAATCAGCAGTGGCCGGTAATTTTTATCAGAAAGGGCAGATAGTTGCATATGGTAATAATTATTATAGAGTTATTGTTGCACATCAAGCAGAAGCTACATTCAATCCGGCCTATTATCAAATACTACAGTCTTTGCCTAGCACAGGTGGTGCTACGGTGCAGATTGCTAGCGGGTTTGCTACTACTGCGTTGCAAGTTCCTTATGGAACAACTTATTCAAGTATTCAAGAAGTCTATGATTTAATTATAGGATATGGACGATGGATAGTTAATCAAGGATTTATGTTCGATGAATATAATAAAGATCTAGGAACAGTGCTTGATTGGAATTTAACAGCCAGTGAATTTTTATATTGGACAACTCAAAATTGGGCATCTGATAGTATTTTAACATTGAGTCCTTTTGCTAATCAGATAGTTTATCAGGCCACTGATTCTGTTGTGGATAATTTATTTGATGGTTTTTATGACTATAGTATTTTAAAAGCAGATGGCAGTCCATATCCTCAAAAGAGTTTAAGTATTTCTCGAAACAACGGGGTGTGTACCATTGCTACATTGCCCGACACTGATGGGATTTATTTTGCTAGATTAAATTGCATACAAAAACAACACGGTATGGTTTTTGATAATGTTGATGATTTTGGTGATGTCATTTATGATATTCAAACCGGCACACGACAAATGCGAATGAAATTAGTTGGCTTTAAAACCGATGGGTGGAACGGAGATTTCTTTAGTCCTGGATTTGTATATGATAATGTAACTGTGAGTAATTGGGAATCTAATACAAAATATTTGGCAGGTACCGTAGTATATTGCAACGGTAATTATTATTCAGCAATTAAGAATATTAATCCTAGCGAATATTTTAATTTTACCGATTGGAGCTCATTACCTAAAAAACCTACTGCTGGTTTATTACCTAATCTTGATTATAAGATTACTCAGTTCTCTGATTTTTATAGTTTAGATATTGATAACTTTGATGCAGGCCAACAAAAAATGGCCCAACATCTTACAGGATATACACCACGTGTTTATCTGAATAATATTTTTACAGATCCTATTTCACAATATAAATTCTATCAAGGATTTATTAAACAGAAAGGTACTAAAAATTCTATTGATTCATTAAAGAAAGCAACTATACATAATTTACAAGGTCAAGTTAGTTATAATGAAGAATGGGCATTTAGAATTGGTGAATACGGATCTTATACAACGTATCAGGAATTAGAAGTTCCATTGATTGAAGGAACGTTTTTAGAAAATCCTCAAATTATTAATTTTGTTGATCAAGTACCTAATACAGCTGGTAATAGTTTAATACATTATACTATTTCCGATAACCTTACAATTAAACCTAAAAATTATTCTCCTAGTACAACTTTTGCATCAACATCTGATCAAAGTTCAATGATATTAACACATTCTGGGTATGTTCGATTAGATGATGTTACTGCCACAGCCTATAATGAAAATAGTTTATTAGATATTGCTAACAATGGACAATTAAAAGAAGGTGACACAATATGGTTAGGCTTTACTCAAAATGGTAATTGGGACATTTACAGATACACATATAACCCTGCAGGTATTATAGGAGTATACGTAAGTTTTCCTGTTAGTCAAATTACATTTACCACTTCTGTAAATCATAATCTATCTGTAGGACAACTCATTAGCGTTTCTAATTTTAATAGTCAGGTAGATGGAATTTATACTGTACAATCTATACCAAAACTCAATCAATTTACAGTAGCAAGTACATTAGCTTCTATTACTAATTCAGAATTATTGTCTCCGGGTAAATTGTTTGAATTTAAAACTGCAAGGATATCTAATTTTGATAATTTACCTGCCGATAAAGAATTATACAAATTGCCTTACGGTACAAAATTTTGGATTGATAATACTTTTGAAAATGATCAAAACTGGTCAGTCTATCAAAAAATTAATAATTACAACTCAACAGTAACATATGGACAATTTGTAGATGGTCTAGGAACTAGTATCAGCAAACGAAGCGGTAGCAATATTGTAGTAATAGGTGCACCAACCTATAATTATAATAATAAACAAGGTGCCGTGTTCCTTTATCAACAACAAGGAAATACATTAAAAAATATTTTAAGATATTTTATAGGATCTTCATATAGTTCTACAAACTTTGGTCAAACTGTAGTCTATGATGATATGCCTGTAAATTCTACGTCACCCTATGGATTTATATATGCATCAGCTCCAGATGCTAGTAGCGGAGCCGGAGTTGTTAAGGTTAGTACTGTTAATACAAATTCTCAAGAAGAAGGTTCTAATTTTTACATTACAAATCCAGATCCAACAAATGGATTTTTTGGTACATCTATATGGGTTCAGCGAAAGGCTGAAAATAAACTAGTTTTTATAGGTGCTCCGGGATCAAATACAGTTACTGGAAAAACTTGGATCTATAAAGTAAATTCAACATTGATATCTAATGCTGTGGCGGTGATTGATCACAATATAAGTTACACAATAGGCAGTCAATGGGGATATTCTATTAGTGGCGCAGATGATGTATCTTATATTGCTATTAGTGCTCCGGGTTATACAGATAATACTGGTATTGTTTCGGTATTTAAAAATGATATAAATTATGTACAAACTATAAGTTCTCCTTTTGGTGTTGGAGATAGATTTGGTCAGGTAGTTTCTATGTCACCGATGGGAGATTATCTGTTTATATCTGCACCGAACGTAGTGAATAGTGATAATTCTATAGGTGCGGTTGCAATATATAATTTTGTTGATGGTTTATTTGTATTAGAATCAATTTTAGAAAATCCTGTAGCAGGTTCTTTAATGAAGTTTGGTTCGGCTATTGATATTAATACTACTTCAAATACTTTGGTAATTTCTGCATTAGGAATTAATGCTACATTTCCAACTACTGTTGATAGCGGCAATACTACCTTTGACAATGGAATTACTGGATTTGTAGGAACAGAAACAAATTCTGGTGCAGTATATATGTACCATAGAAATTATCAAAGATTTATTTTGTCGCAAGAATTAACGGCATCTACAATTGCAATAACATCTGGAACAGATTTTGGAAGTAGTATAGCAATTGATGATGGAGTTGTATTTGTAGGTGCTCCAGCCGTTGATAACGATGCTGTAACTGGCGGAATATATCAATTTAATCAAATAGACTTAACAACTAATAGTTTAAGTAAAATTAGAAATTTTGAAAATTTAGTTATACCTAATACTGTAGAAAAAGTATCATTGATTGATACTTACAACGAAGATATTTTACAATATCTTGATGTCATTGATCCGTTGAAGGGGAAAATAGCAGGTATTGCTGAACAAGAATTAACTTATAAATTAATCAGCGATCCTGCAATATACTCTCTTGGACTTGCTGGAGTTAATGTAGATACAAATACTAACTGGTTAGATGACCATGTGGGAGAATTGTGGTGGGATCTTAGCACTGCAAAATATGTATGGTACGAACAAAGCGATCTCGAATATCGTAAAAATAATTGGGGTAAATTATTTCCGGGTGCTACTATTGATGTCTACGAGTGGGTTGGTTCTACTCTGCTACCTAGTGAATGGAGTTCCCAAGCAGATACTACTCAGGGATTAACATTAGGTATCAGCGGACAACCTAAATTTCCAGACAACAGTATTGTCAGCGTTAAACAAGTCTATGACAACATAACTAATTCTTATAGTAACGTTTATTATTACTGGGTTAAGAATTCAATTATTGTACCTAATGCTAAAAATCGTAGAAAGAGCAGTTACGAAGTTGCCAGTATAATTGCCGATCCTACTGCTTACGGATTAGAGTTTGCGGCATTTATTTCGCCTGATGCTGTGGCGTTGAGCAATGTTAGTTCTTTATTAGTTGGTGAAAATATCAGTCTTAATATTGGACAAGATAGAGTTGCGGCTTCAATGACTAATTCTATACCTAAACATACCGAATGGTTGATTTTACAAGAAAATAATGAGAATAGCAGTCCAAATGCATTGTTAGAAAAGAAATTAATTGATAGTTTGTTAGGACATGATAGTGTAGGAAATCCTGTTCCTGATCCGGCGTTGAGTTTAAGAACACGATATGGAATTGGAATTAGACCTCGACAAACATTCTTTAAAGATAGAATTACCGCTATAAGAAATGTTGTTGAATTTACTAACAATGTTTTAATCAACGAACTTATTACAGGTAATTATGATTTTATTAATCTTAATGCACAAGAACAAATTCCAAATAGATATCTAAACACTTATGATAAAATTGTTGAAGATAATAATGAATTAACTTTAATAGATACAACGGTATTTCAACAAGCAAAAATTCAATGTACAGTCAATGATAATGGTCAAGTTATTTCTGCTAATATTATAAATCCTGGATTTGGATACGGCACGCTGAATTCTGTTGAAGGTGGGTATCAAGGCCCGACATTTATATATCCAGAATTTGGTAGCGGGATTAATTTATCTACAGTTGTCGATAATACCGGTGCTGTTATTGATGTAATAATAGAAAATGGTGGTACTGGATATATCAATAATTTTATTATTACCTCTAGACCACAATCAGTGATCGTTGTTAGCGATGATATAAACAACGGAGGATGGACACAATACGTTTATGATTATTCTTCTAAAAACTGGATACGTTTTAAAACTCAAAGTTACAATACTACTTTATATTGGAATTATGTAGATTGGTCTAGTAGTGATTACGATCAGTATAGAATATACTCTTCGATTATAGGTAGTTCCTATGAGTTAAGTGAGTTAACTATAACGCCCGGTCAGTATATTAAAATTAACAATAGTGGAAATGGAAATTATATAGTTATAGAAGCATTAGATCCTAGTATTCAAGGAACATACGGACAGGGATTTAATTTAGTATATGCACAAAATGGTACAATACAATTATCAAACAGTATTTGGAATAGAGCAAATAGTACATATGGATTTGACTATGTTAAATCTTATGACCAAACACTGTGGGATCAAACTCCTGATCTTGAATTAAAATATATCTTAACAGCACTAAAAGAAAACATATTCATTAATTCATTAAAAATTAACTGGAATTTATTATTTTTTACCGCTGTTAGGTATGCGTTGTCGGAACAAAAATTATTAGACTGGGCTTTTAAAACATCTTTTATAAATGTTGTTAATCAGGTAGGACAATTAGGGCAACCGCCTATATATAAATTGCAAGACAGTAGTTTTTATCAACAATACATCGAAGAAGTCAAACCGTATCATACACAGATAAGAAATTTTGTTACTCAGTATTCTGATATAGAATCAACAAATACATATCTTGATGATTCTAATAGAAAAATTGATACTACAATTAAATTTGATAGAATTTCTAAAGGTAACGAAATAGGTAGTTTAACAGCAACTGATACTTTTATCTGTGATGGAGTGACTAATAAATTTACATTAAATTGGTTGGCGCAGCCTAATAAAAGTTTAATTACAATTAAACTTACTAAAGCTGGATTACCTAATGGTACAGTATCTGTTGAAGATTATACAATTATATCAGATTTACAAAATAGTGTATTAGTATTCTTAAATTATATTCCAACAGCTGATGAAACAATAACAATCACATATCAAAAAAATAATAATTTACTCAATGCCGCTGAACGCATATTGAATTTTTATGAACCTACACCAGGAATGCCGGGTGTAGATTTAACACAATTGATGACCGGTATTGAGTACCCTGGAATCACAGTCGGCGGTCAATATGAAGGTCCTGGATTTAATAATACATTTGGAGGTTGGTACCCTGATAGTTTTATCGATGGCGGTACATGGACTAACGGATTATCAACTACTGCTTTGGGAATTAATCCATCGGATATTATTATAGATGGCGAATACGGATTTGTAACACCGAATACCAGTTATGCTCCAGAAGAAGTTGTTCCAGGATTCGTTATGGATAGTTTAGGCATCAATGTGTATACTAAAAACAAATATGGAGCTCCGTTAGTACTTAATCACAATGTCAGTGTATTAGCATCAACTTCCACCCAATCTTTTGTATTATCTACATTGCCTACTACAATTGATAATATTTTAGTATCTTATAATAATGTAGAATTAACTTATATTGATAATACTAATTTTACTTCATCTGTTCAATATAATATAGATTGGGCTAATTCTACATTGATAATCCCCCCTCAAGTTGATAATGGATATCTGGGATATACTATAGTAAGTGTTGGCGGCGGAAATCCTGATGGAACAACTGTAGGAGTTATTGATAAAGCTGTAAAAACATTTTCTGGTAATACTATTCCTGTAGTAGAAAGTTTGGCTTTTTATAATGATATAACAGATGTTTTTGTTACAATCAATGGACGACCTACCAGTGCATATACACTAGGACCAGTTAGTCTCAGTGATCAAAGAGCATCAGTAACAATTACTAGTTTTAACAATGCAGGAACTAATACAATTCAGGTATGGTTCTTTACAAATTCTCAAAGTTATTTTAATGTTATACATAATCAACAGTTAATGTTAAATGGGCATGACATTGCTGATCCGTTTATATTAATATGGCCTCCTGGAACTATCGAACCATTAAGTCAGCAAGCAATTGTTAAAATTACAGATTCAAACGGCACCAGACGATTGTTACCACCGGACACGACTTATTATTCTGTTTCAGATCCATCCATTACAACATTTAATTTTACAATTAGTGGAATCAATAGCCTAATACCTAATTTATCATCATTTGAATTTGATAGAACCACGGTATATGTGTATGTCAATGGAGTAAAATTATCAAATTTTGATGACACTGAGTATACTGTTAACAGCATAGATAGAACAATTACTATAGCATTATCATTAACAACTGGTGATGCTATTGCAATCGAAGCTTTTGTTCCTAATGTTATAGGAAATAGCGATCCTTTAAGTAGTGATCCTTATACCTATCAATATAGAATAGTTGGTGATAAATTATATCTATCTCCTGAAGCAGGTAGCTCATTTGAACCTGATGCATATCTTGATGTTATTACCTACGCAGATTCAAACGGAATGTTAATTGAGACTCAGAAATTTACTGGACACGCTAATCGAAGATTTACAATAAATCGACCTATTTTAAATGATAATTATGTTTTTATAACAGTATTCAAATATGATGGCACTAATATAATAAGTTATCCTTTAGTCAATGGTATTGACTTTATTATATTAGATGATGATGTAACAATACAATTAAGTGATAAATGGAAATTGACCAACAATGATATTGTTGAAATTATAAGTTTTGCTAGTCAGAATTTTAGTAGTGAAGTTCTAGGGTATCGTATATTCAACGACATATTAGGAAATACATCTTTTACAAGATTAGGTAATAAGTATTCAACAACATTGGCGCAACCTCTATTACTTGGTGATAATGAAATTTATGTCACAGATAGTTCTGTATTAACTCCTCCTCAAATTGATGAAAATATCCCCGGTGTTGTTCTTATCAACACAGAACGTATTGAATTTTTTCAAATTTATGGAAATGTATTAAGTCAATTACGTCGAGGTACACTGGGTACAAGTCCTAAATTATTTGTAGATCAAGGTACTGGTGTAATTGATCAAGGAGTGGATCAAATAATTCCATTCACTGAACAAATTCGAATACAAAATACATTTACTAATACGTTAACTAATATACATAATATAGTTAAATCTGATACTTTGAGAACTTATCCTAATACATCAACTTTTGTGCGATGTGATGGAATAACACTATCTACAACTACTTCGTTGATTGATCAAATTGATGTTTATTATGGCGGAAGATTATTAAGAAAAACAGACAGCTATCGTCAAGAAACAACAGCAACTTATAATACTGTTAGCATACCTAATACACTAGGCACTACATCAACGGTCGAATTATTACCTATTAGTGCCAACATAGGTGATTCATATATTATAAATTCTAATAATCAAATATGGACATATACAGGATATAGAACGCAGGCTCCGTCGACAACAGGATGGGTATATTCTGGATTAAAATATTTGCCACAAGAATATTCAGTTACATTAACTAACTCAACACAGGTATTAGTATTGAATACTGCTACATTGAGAATTCATCCAAATTTACAAGTTTCTATTGTACAGAAAGATTACCCGGTATCTGCATCATGGAATACAATCGATCCTATAAATTCTAAAAAGACGTTAAGTTTATTAGAAAGTACAACAACAGTAGCTCGATTCTTACAAGAAGCGCCTGCTGTACTCCCTGATAATTACTTTTATCGCAGGTAGTATAACATAAATATTATTATGGAAATTAAAAAAATGAGATCTCAATCTAGCAATCAACCAAAAGATCAAGGACTTGTGTCTGTAAAAGGACATATTAAAATATTTGATCCTAAAACAAACGAAGTTTTCATTGATAAACCCAATGCAATACATTATGAAAATTTTAGTTTGGCATTGGCAAATAGTATCAGTAATCAAGGTTTTGGTACAATTGCTGAAATGGATTTTGGTAACGGTGGAACTAGAGTAGATGATACTGGTATCATAACTTACTTAACTCCTAATGTAATAGGATCTAGTGCCAGTCTATATAATCAAACTTATTTAAAGGTTGTTGATTCCCAACAACCTACTGATTTAGATCCTTCTAGAAATTTTATGGAAGTTCGTCATGTAGCAGGTGCATACTATAGTGATATATTAGTTAGTTGTTTACTTGATTTTGGAGAACCAAATGGTCAACAAGCATTTGATAATGAAACAAATTCAAATGGTACATTTGTTTTTGACGAGCTAGGTTTACGATCTTATAGTCCGGATGGTCCAGGAACAGGGTTATTATTGACTCATGTTATTTTCCACCCTGTACAAAAATCTTTAAATCGAATGATACAAATTGATTATACAGTTCGTGTACAATCTCTTACTAACGGGATGTAATTTATGGCCTATGTAGTTTATACAAGTAGTGGAACTTTCTTAACATCAATTCCTTCAGGAATTGTTAATTCAAATACAACTAGTTTAAGTCTCATTGGTAAAGATGTTGTTGGGTACGGTCAATACTACAATCAAAATTTAGTTAGTATGCTGTCTAATTTTTCAAATGTAACAGCGCCCTCAAATCCTTTACAAGGGCAATTATGGTATGATAGTAGGTATAATAAATTAAAAGTTTATAATAATAGTTGGCAATCAGTCCGTGCATCATTAATCTCACCGACTCAACCAGTTGGTCAAGATCAAGGAGAATTATGGTATGACAGCGCTAACAAAGTAATGAATTTTATTGATAGTTTGGGTCAATATAATTCTATAAACAGTTTTCCTAGAAATAGTGTAGGAGGATGGCAGTACCCGTCGACACCGATTACAGATAATACACCATCTCCGATCCCATATAAAGTTACATTGTTGCAAAATTATGGTCAGACAATCGGTGCCTTAACAACATCAAGTTTCACAGTATCAACACAACAGTCAACATCAACATTTGCCTCTGCAAATACAACATCAGTAAAACTTGTCGCTGGATTAACCATTATTGGCAATATTCAAGCTACCAGCGGATTGCTAGTAAACAAACAACCAATTACTCCTACTTCTCCAGGAACACCGGGACAAGTGGCCTATGATTTAAATGGTTTTTATGTTTGTACAGGGACTAATCTTTGGTCCAAAATAGCTTTTACACAAACATCAGGATTCTAATATTTTATGCCATACATACTAACTAAATCAAACGGAACTATATTAGCCACAGTTCAAGATGCTACGGTAGATAATACTACAAGTTTAACATTTATAGGGCGTAATTATTCTGGATATGGACAAGCTGTTGAAGAAAATTTCCTACATCTATTAGAAAATTTTTCAAATACTACCGCACCTACAAATCCTATACAAGGGCAATTATGGTTTAACAGTGCGCTTCAACAACTACAAATTTGTTATGACGGTAGTAATTTTACCAACGCTTCGAATGCCACTGTATCAAATGTTAAACCGTCAGATCCTATTACAGGTAGTCTATGGTGGGATACCGGAAACAATTTATTAAAAATATATGTAGAAGGCTCTTGGCAGTCAAGTGAAGTATTTGGTGCCGCAGGATCATCTTGGGATTTTAATAAAATTTCAAGCCTTGCAGGGTCACAATCTTCTATCAAAGCTCTGTATAATAACAATACATTTATTATATTCTCGGATCAAACTGAATACTCTGCATTTAATGATACATTGGTATCTAGCACAACATTTCCAATAATTAAAAAAGGTATAACATTGCCTGGTGCAGATCCTATAACAGGAAGCAGTGCCGCATCAACATCTACTGGATACCTGTTATGGGGAACAGCCGCTGAAGCAATTACAACCAAAGGTGTTACAGTTACTACAACATCTTCCAATAGTACATATTATATTCCTTTTGCTGATGGTACTACTGGCAACCCAAGTTTTTATACGAATGGTTCTTTCAATTATAATCCAAACACTAATATTCTTCAAGTAACTGCATCTGCCGCATTGTATGCTGATCTAGCAGAAAGATATGAAGCTGATGCTATTTACGAACCCGGAACCGTTTTAGTCATTGGTGGCTCTAAAGAAGTCACTACTACAACAAAATATGCCGATACAAGGGTAGCGGGTATAGTAAGTAAAAACCCAGCCTATATGATGAATTCAGAGGCAGGAACCGACGAAACTCACCCCTATATTGCCTTAAAAGGCCGTGTTCCTTGCAAGGTTGTAGGCAGTATATTAAAAGGTGATCTTTTAGTTACTAGTACTCGTCTAGGACATGCTGAGAAAGCAAATGGATTTTTGTCAGGCGCTATAATTGGAAAAGCCCTCGAAGATAACTTCGAAGGCTCTGCCGTTATTGAAGTGCTAGTAGTCTAAACAGCCATTGGTGCTGTTATAGCTTCGTGACTTTGATAATTCTCTAATTTAATATCTTCCATTTCAAAATTCATTATTACAGATACATCTGGATTTAACACCAATGTAGGTGCTGGAAATGGTTTACGACTTAATTGCTCTTGAACTTGATCAAAGTGATTTTTATAAATGTGAGCATCGCCTACACTGATAATCAAATCACCGACTTCTAAATTACATACCTGTGCAATCATATGTGTGAACAATGCATATGAAGCAATATTAAAGGGAATTCCCAAGAACATGTCAGCTGATCTTTGATACATATGACAACTTAACTTGCCATTGTTAACCCAGAACTGGCTTAATATGTGACAAGGCGGAAGTGCCATTAATTCTAATTCGCCGGGGTTCCACGCTGTAAGAATGTGTCTACGACTGTACGGGTCTTCTTTTATACCGGCAATTAAATCTATTAATTGATCGTGATTCTGTAGAACAACTTTATTAATACGAATAAGTGGCTTGCGCCATCTACGCCATTGTACTCCATATATGCGACCTAAATCGCCTATACTTCGTTTAAGTTTTTTAGCCGTCCAATATGGTGCAAGAGCATTGTCTGTCCATATTGTTTTCTTGGACGAATTGCGATCACCGTGTAATATTTCACGCAATCTTAATTCATCACCACTACCTTCGATAAACCAAAGTAATTCACTTACGCAGGCTCGCCATGCTAGTTTTTTAGTAGTGACAGCAGGAAAGCCTTCAGTCAAATCAAAACGCATTTGAAGACCAAAGATACTGCGAGTTCCTGTTCCTGTGCGATCAGGCCGGTCTTCACCGTTTTCTAAAATGTCTTTTAATGCGTTGAGATATTCTTGTTCAGAAGTTGTGTTCATTCAGCGTCTACAGTAACTAGTTTCTTTTTACTCTTAGGAGGATCAATTGCATCTGCTTGTTTACGCAATACTTGAGCCTGTTTAAAAAGAGCATCAGCTTTTGATCGTAATTGAGCAGGTGTCATATCTTCAGTTGATTCTTCAACTACTGCTACTGGAGCAGGCTTTGGAGTAACAACTGCTACTTCATCTAGATCATCTCCAGATACACTTTGACTAGTTGTCTTTGTAGGATCATCTTTTGGAGTCTTACGGTTAGGATGGATACCATCTGTAACAGCAAGTTCGTCAATAGTAACACCTTTTTGTTCAGCAATTAGTTGATTCAATTCACTTAACAAAATTGTAGCATTAGATGACGGAGTCATAATAACACCATTTGTGGGAACTCTCTTTAGATGACCATTACGATGCAATGATTCTAACATTGAACCGCCGTCTGGAAATTTTCGAACTGCAAGAATATCTGCAAGTTCGTTGGCTTGTTGTGCACTAACATCTTGAATCAAATTCATTAAAGAATTATGCCAAGCATCAGGCAAGCCACTAGTTCCTACTACTAGAGCATTTCCAGAATCTCCGGGCAATGTTCTATATACTACAGCAACTTTGGCATTATTGTTTGCCATTTTTCCCACATGTTTCATGTGTATTCTCCTATTAAGCTGATGCTGGTGGTGTTTCTGTTTGTGCTTCAGGAGCCGGTGCTACTGAATTTAAAAAAGTATTCAAACGATCGAATGTGGCACCAACTGAACTTAATTCAGCTCCACCAAATGCTCCGCGACGTGATGCTGTGTCTACAATAGCACGTAGATTTTGTAGGTCTACGATAGTCAATTGTGGTTGTTCAGCTGGTGTTGCTGGTTGAGCTGTTGTGTCTTGATTTTCCATTTTACAAATTCCTTTAATTTTTATGTATGTGGGGACAACCTAATGTTAGCATAGTGATTTCCCTGGGATCCTCTAAGCCTATTTCTATCACCGAAACTACTTTTTTATCTGAGTCCAGTGATAAAGTCTTCTTAATTGCATACCTACTATTTAAGTGGTAGTTAATCCAGTGGTCTAATAATTTGATATCTGCTTCTGGTATAGAAATTTTGGCAAAGTGTTCTGGAATAAAAGATAATTTCCTGTATCCCAAAAACCCCAATGGATTAACTTGACCTCTACTTAATGACATTATATGCTACTTTATTTATAATGTGCAGTTTGTCCAAATGGTGCAATTATAGTTTCATTGCCATGTACAATAAACAATGTTTCACAATAATTTTCATCACCCCAGCTACCGCAAGGATATCCATCTGTAAACATAATAAAGCGTTTTGGCTCAATACCTTCATTTTTCATGAAGTTCCAGTTAGCCTCAAAGTCAGTGCCGCCGCCGCCCTTACATTCATAATCCATAATCTCATCTGATGTATCGCCGGTAAATTTAGCATAGTTGTAGACTTCTGTGTCAAAGCACCAAAGATCTAATTTAAAATCTTTGTACTCATCCATAATACCTTTGACCTCACTTAGGAAATCATTGGCCTGTTTGTCGCTGATACTGCCAGACATGTCAATAGCTACACTGACATCAATGGTTTCTTCATTTAACATACCTGGCAGAATAGCACCGCTGTGCTGTGATTTACGATTTGGACGGCTAAAGCTAAAGTTGCTTTTTAGAATACTTTGGATATTCATACGCAACATCTGACGCCAATCCATTTTAGGTTCTGTAAATACTTGAATGTAACGTGCAATACCTGCAGGCACTTTGCCGGCACCTGCTGATTGAGCAGCCGCTACCATTGCTTCTTTGATCTCATCGCGAATCTGTTTCTTTTCCTCTGTTGTGAGTTTAGGACGACCTTTACCATCTTTGTCTTCGTCTCCTTCGCCGGAGCCTTCTCCCTCACCTTCTCCATCTAAGTGATCATCTAGCAATTCACCTAGCTCGCTGATATCAATTTTGATAGCATCTTTTTCCAGGTCTGCATAAATCTCTTCATAGCTCATGCCACGGTATTTGTTG